CGGGCGCCGGGGCAGCGCCTAGCAGGGCCTCCCGGTTGGCCCGTAGGGTCTCGTTCAGGGCGGTCACCGCGTCGGTGAGGCCCCGGATCGTGTCTTCTAGGCTCATGTGTGTATCTCCGTTAACCCACAACACAATTATTGTGGAGCAACGATCTTACCCTACTTTTTGGCTGGTTGCTGTAACTTTTTAAAAAATAATTGTTGTAAAACACAAAAAGCTGTTGTAAGATGTGGCTCCCTACAACTTTTTTGGAGTAAACACATGAACATAAATCCCTTCAAACGCATAGCTGATCTGGAGGCAAAACTTGAAGTAATGGAAGCGGACCACACGAAACGGTTTATCGAGCTGACCGACCATTGGAACCGCATGGCCGAGTCAAAGGCCGCTGCGGCCATGTCCATGGCATCCACCACCATGGACGTGATGTCCAAACTGCCCAGCATTGCCGTGATGGAGCAGGCCCTTGAGGCGGTCAAGATTTTGGACATGCAGGTGGACAATCTGATGTCTGAAAACAAGGCCCGCAAGGTAGGCGCCGAGCATCTGGGCAAGCTCGTCAGCGTGCTGCAAGAGGACCTGCTCCTACTCAAGGCCTCGCGCAACATGGTGACGCCCGAGGAGGTCTCGCGCCGAAGTATTGATGCCCAGATCGAGCGTGACCGCGCCAAGCAGCGCGAGTACAACGCAGCCTACCGGGCGCGCCAGAAGGCCAAGGCCGAGGCTGAGATCCGCAAGGCAAAGCGCATGGAATACCAGCGCGCTTACCGCGCACGCAGGAAAGCTCAAAAGGCTGCACAGGAGGCCGCAAAATGAGATTCCTAGATTTTTTAAAGCACCAGCTCAAGGAGCCGTCCCCGCTTGAGGTGATCAGCAAGGAGCTGGCGCAGGCCCATCTGGACCGCCTTGAGGCCGAAGGCGCCGTCGAGTACAGCTCGGCAGTGCTTGAGCTAAATTTAGCCCGCATCGAACGATTAAATCTACGCATTAAGGAGTACAAGCAATGAAAGACACGATCAAACTAATTGAGATGGACCCAACATGGATGGCCCGCACCGGCGGCTACGCCAAGGACATGACGCTGCGCGATCACTTTGCGGGGCTGGCTATGCAACAACTTATTGCAACAGCACCTAAGTCTGCATCAGCGTCTGAAATATGTGCCGAGGCCTATGGTATGGCAGAGCAAATGCTTGAGGAGCGTAACCTATGAACGAAGCAGACGAAAAATACATGGCGGTGTACGTGGAGGAGGAAGAGGTACACGACCCATGGGAGTTCATCGGCCAGCAGATCAAAGGCATCATTGCGTTCGCCGCTATTGTGGTGGGTGTGTGGATGCTAGTTGCAGCGGTGGTGTTGAAATGACAGGCTATCAAAGCAAGAAAGCAGCAGCGCAGGCCAAGGTAGAAGGCCCGATACACATTGTTTGCCAATGCGACAAGTGCAAAGCAGCGGCGCAGGACAAGATGGCGACCAACAACGAAACGCTGGTTAAACGGCTTCGAAACACTGCAAGCAGAGGTGTATCTGTATGGGGAGACCTTATGTTGGAGGCTGCTGACGCACTGGAGCAGCCATTACGGCGCCCTTGGGTGGGGCTGACAGTGGAAGAGATTGAGGCAATAGGCAAGCCTTATGAGGAGAAAGACAGAAGTATGCAAGCGTGGGGGCTTTTTGCTTGTGCCATAGAAGCCAAGCTCAAGGAGATGAACACATGATCCCCGTACCGCTGTTCCCTGATATGCCCGTTGCCACTAACACTGCTGGCAAGGTTGTATTTCCGAAGCAGTATTACAAGTGCCCCGACTGCAACAACATCAGCCCCCTGCGTGGTGGCTGGTTTGGCTTGGAGCAGTCAGACAGGCAGGACCTGTACGACCAAGCCAAGGAAAACAACCGAATGAATTTTTATGACATCTGTAGCCTCGTAGAGGCTCGCTTAAAGGAAAAAAACACATGAGCAACCCAAACGAATACCAGATCGGTGGATCGCACTACAAGGACATGGCCGTTGAGCCGTGGGCTGTGATGGAGGAGGTGCTGACGCAAGAAGAGTTCGTCGGCTTCTTGAAGGGCAACGTGATCAAGTACAGCATGCGCCAAGGCAAGAAGGAGGGCAGCGACGACGGTGCCAAGGCCCTGCATTACTTGGCCAAGCTGCGCGAGGTCAAGGTGTACCTATGAAAATCACGATTGAACTTGAGGCAAAGGCCGATATCCTTGACGCGGTGCACTCGGATGTGGCATGGGCAGCCCTGCGCGAGATCCAGCGCCTGATGCGCTCTAACGAGAAGCACGACGTGGGGGACTCCGTTACCCTGCAACGCATTGGCAACGAGGTCATAGAGGCGTTTGAACAACGTGGCTTGGAATAAAAAAGGGGGCCTAGGCCCCCCACCGGTTGTAGACCGCGATCACTCTGCGGATTCGTCGTCGGCGATTTCGTCTTCGCACTCGTCGGCGATTTCGTCTTCGCACTCGTACCAGTCGTCGGACTCTTCGTCGTACCAGTACCAGACCTCGTTCTCTTCGTCGAACCAGTACGCGTACCCCTCATCGTCGAACTCGTACTCTTCGTCGTCGAACTCGTCGTCGAACTCGTCGTCCTCGATGTCCTCGACGCGCTCAATAAAGGAGCACAGCGCCAGTATTTTCCAAAGGTCGGTTGTGTTGACCTCAACGGAATCGCAAAACCCAAAATTAATTTTCACTTGGAAGTCCATGATTTACCCCTTAAAAATGGTGCGGCAACGCGCCGCAAAGCCATCTTACGGCCCATTTATGAACGAATATGACAGTTTTCTAAAACTTAGAGACGTCGACCACTTGGCCCCGAAACTCGACGTACCGCTGGTCAAAAACTTGTACAAGCTCGGGTTGGAGGAGGTGGCCGTTCCAGAACGTCAGCACGACAAAGCCGGAACGCCAGTTGACCGGGTTGTCCTCAAGGTAGTCCACAAACTGCGGCCCGGTGGGCTCGGCCAGCGTCCCCGAGTCCACCCCATACCGCGTGCCGTTCAGGTCACTAAATGGGGACACCTTGAGGCTGTGAAGATGCCCGGTGACATAGCTTTTGCCAGACTGTACAGAATTGTTGTAAACCGCATGGATGCCCCCCTTCCAGCGGTGCTTGATCACCACGTCCTCGGTCGGCCAGCACGACCAAGCGGGCGTCCATGCCTGAAAATGGTCTTTTAACGTGAAGCCCTTTATATGCGCAAACTCTGGTACACGATTCGCAAGTACATTCTCAAAGCGCGCGTCATGGTTACCCAGCGTCCAGATCAGCTTGCACTGGCGGTTGGCTGCCTTGGCGGCTGTCTCTATCTCCTCCAAGGATGCCTCACAGGCCTTGAGCTCGGCGATCAGAGACGGTTTGCTATCCCAGCCAATGCGCGGGAACCTGCTGATGCTGGCGCCGTCAAACGCGTCGCCGTTGTTTATGATCGCCTTGGGCTTGAATTCTTGGGTGGCCCAGAGCAAACCCTTAAACGCGGTGGTGCGGATGCCGGGCCAGAAGTGCGCGTCACTGAACACCAGTATCGTGCCGTTGAGCAGCCCGAGGTGGTGCCGCACGTTGTGGTGTACCGTGACAAGGTCCTTTTGGAACTTGATACCACGCGGGTCATCGGAAGACAGTCGTATGTTTTGCCGCTTTTCAAGGGCCCGTCGCCGGTTCAATACAGCTCGTTCGGTGATGCCAAGTACATCGGAAATTGTCTTACCGGATTTGTACTTATCCCACAGCGCAATGAATTCAGCGTCCGAGCATGAAGCTATAGCAGGCATGGCAACCCCACAGAGTTAATTGTGGTTTATACCGCACAAATATTTCACTACAAATAATTGGTTAATGGAGAAAACAATGGGACAATCCCGACAACACAAATTACGCGAGGTAAAGGAATTATGAAGGGCCGCGTTACGCAAACCATGCGCGAGCTGCTGCGCCGCTACCCCGACGGCCTGACAACCGTCGAGGCGGCCACCTACACGGGCGTGACCTACGACAACGCCAAGCGCGTGTTGGCGGCCATGCCTGACGTTTACATCGACCGCTGGGTGCGCCGCGACGGCCCCGGACGCGAGCCATGGCGCAGCGTCTGGGTTGCGGTGGACGTGCCCGAGAATTGTCCCAAACCGGAGTGACCTATGTTTAATGACCTACAACGACAACGCCTGCGGGATTTGTCCCGCGTGCGGGGCAACATCAAACCCGACTTCAACCACGTCAACGCGCCGCTGGAGAAGTACATCCGCGAGCTGGAGACCGAGTACCCCGAGCTGTTCCATACATACAACCACCATTCGCGCCGCGCGCGGGTGTTTGTGGACCAGCCCCTTAACGCCATCCCCTACGACCGTTGCCTACGCGGCCCCGGCGCCTGCCCTTACAACCTAATCGAGAAATCAACATGACCGGAATCGAACAAGCAATTCACGCCATTGGCTCACAGGCCAATCTGGCCAAGGCGCTGGGCTGCTCCCAGCAGAACGTCAGCATGATGCTGCGCAACGGCTACGCGCCCATCAAGTGGATCAGGGCCATCGAGCAGGCCACCGGGGTCTCCCGCGACCTGCTGATCAACCCTGCGCTGGCGGACCTGCTTGCGCCCACCGAGATCTGATAGACTGGTTTATGGACACGGCTAGGGCCGGGGTAGCTCCCCGGTCCGAAGAGCGAGCTACCCCCGCCTGCCGTTGTTTCTTTTTCTTGGGGTACGTTGCTGGGTAGAACAATGACCAACACAACACCAGACCTGCCGCCAATCGGACGGGTCTTTAATGGGGCCAACATCCCCCCAGAGCTCAAGGCTTTGCGCCGCTGGGCCGTCTGGAAGGCGATTTGGAACCCTGAGCGCAAGAAGTACGACAAGGTACCCTACGACGGCACCCATCGCGGCCTGTCCACCAAGCTGGTCGAGAGCTGGGGCGACTACGACAGCGCGGCCATGACGCTGCGCCTGAACCCCACGCGCTACCACGGCCTCGGGCTGGTCCTGACCGGCATCGAGGACGTGGTGGGCATCGACCTCGACAACTGCCGGGACGGCACCACCATCGCCCCGTGGGCGCGCGAGATCATCGAGTCCATGGGCAGCTACACCGAGATCAGTCCCAGCGGCACCGGGTTGCGCATACTGGCCCACGGCAGCGTGGAGACCGACTGGAACAACCACGACATCGGGATCGAGGTCTACGGCGGCCACACGGCCCGTTTCCTGACCATCACGGGCGACACCTCCAAGCCCCGGCCCATGACGGCGGCCAACCCCGAGGTGATGACCGCCCTCTTTGCCCAGCACGGGCGCACGCGCCGCCAGAACACCGTCATCCAGATCACCATGCCCGAGCTCATCCACGAGCTGGCCCTGCCCGAGGTCATGGAGATGGACATCCCCGAGGCGGCCAAGGAGTTCTTGCTGCACGGCCCCGGCGAGGACGTCCTAGACCGCTCAGGCGCCCTGCACGGCGTCGGTGTGCAGCTCTACAGCGCCGGGTTCAGCGACGCCGAGGTGCTGTCCATCTTCGCGGCCAGCCAGCCGGTCATGGACATCGCCCTGTCCCACCGCAGGCAGGACCCGGACCGCGCTCTGGCCTACCTGTGGGTCGAGCACTGCCAGAAGGCCAAGCCCAAGGCCACCACCAAGGAGTCGATCCTCGAAGACTTCGAGGACCTGTCCGCCGACCCGGAGGTAGCAGCCCAGACAAAAAAGTCCCAAGAGGCCAAGGCCCAGCGCGAGGAGCGGTTCAAGCTGGAGACAGCAGCCGAATTCGCGGTGCGCCGCCGCGCCTCATGGATCATCAAGGGGCTGGTGCCCATGGCCACGCTGGGCGTGATATATGGCGCCTCTGGCTCGGGCAAATCCTTCTTTGTGCTTGACCTGATGGCCGCCATCGCCCGGGCGGCCCCCGGCGACTTATGGCGTGGCCACCGCGTCAACCCGGCCAAGATCTGCTGGGTGGCCGCCGAGGGCGTGGAGGACATGCGCAAGCGCGTGCAGGGCTACGCCATGCACCAAGGCATGGCGCTGGCCGACCTGCCCATGGAGTTCATTGGCGAGGCGCCTAGCCTGCTGGACGACGGCGACGTCAAGGCCGTGATCAAGCAGATGCGCAAGAAGGGCAAGTTTGACATCGTGGTCATGGACACGCTGGCCCAAGTGATGGCCGGGGGCAACGAGAACAGCGGCGAGGACATGGGCAAGGTGCTGGCCTACTGCCGCGAGATTACGCGCATCACCGGCGCCATGGTCATCCTGATCCACCACAGCGGCAAGGACGAGTCCCGGGGCGCCCGGGGATGGTCAGGGCTACGCGCCGCTGCCGATTTTGAGTTTGAGATTATCCGGGCCGACGACGACCGCGTGGCCACGGTCACCAAGATGAAGGGTGGCGCAGATGGCGGCGAGTACGGGTTTAGGCTGCTGACCATCGTGGTAGCTCAGGACGAGGATGGCGACGACGAGACGACCTGCGTGCTGGAGTTCACGGACAGCAGCCGCCAGTCCTTGGCGGCGCAGCAGGGGCCTACCGGCAAGACCCAGAAGGCCATCATGGACCAGTTCAGGACCATGGCCGACCTGAGCCCGGATGGGCTGGTCACGGAGCACGAGCTGGCCGTTGTAATCGCCGCTGGGAGGCCCTTTGACCCCACGCCGGGCAAGCGCGACAAGCGGGTGGACAACGCAAAACGCGACATCCGGGCCGTAATTTCCGGTGGCTTTTTGCAGATGGATGCCGTTGGGCGGCTCAGTTTGCCCACAACTTTAAGCTAGTAAACCACTAGCAGGATGTTGTATACAAGTGGATCAAGTGGATCAGAATGGATCAAGATGGATCAGATCCATGGGAAATCTGGATCGGAT